TACATCGACACGATCGAGTACGCGACACTGTATCTCAACAACCAGAACGTCCTGTCCAACTTCCCCGGCGGGTTGTACTATTCGTACAAACAGCCGCTCGATCACGGGCTCACCGTCCCGTCGAAAAACCTGTACATGTACTGCTTCGGCAAATCACCAGCCGAGTACACGCAAGAGGGTGCGCTCGATTTCAAGACGCTCAATTCGCAGACGACCCATCTCGACATCAAGTTCCTGGACACATACACCCCTCAAATTGCGAGTCAATACCTTTTGCATCTGTACTATTACGGGTATGTGACGCTCGAAGTGTCTGGCGGCTACGCAACACTTCTTTCGTAGTCATGTACTCGATGATGCCGTTGGTGATGCACCAACGGATGAAGTTGAGCTGGGCGACCGTCGTCTTCATACCGTGAAACTCGATCCGCTCCGTACGACAAAACGGATCGAACAACTTCTTTGAATAGCCATCCAGGCTCGACTTGTACGCGACGTGCACAGTAAACTGGCGTCCAGCCGGTGTCATGTACGTGACGTGTTGGTTCTTGGAATAGTTGGTCACAAACCACTCGAGGTTACGCAGCGAAATGCCGTTGCGGTGACCGAGGATATCTATAAGCTGCTCGCGGTGCTCCGGGACGTCAAAGAAACGCGACAAAGAATCGAGTAACAGTTCACACTTGCTCATTACACACACTGCGCAAGTCCTTTTTAGGCCTCAAACTCCACCTTTGCCGAAAACCACTCTCCATCTTGAGCCACGAGGCACTCCTCCGGGCCATTCGGGCCAGATGCATAGCCGTTACACCACTCGGGGGGATTCATGCGGTAGATGGACGCGCCATTCTCGAGCCAGAGAAGCGATCCACGATGGTTCGCGTATACGCTCAAAGGCCGTTCCATGAGACCAACCGTGGTTCGCGGCTGGCTCGCAATCTGAGCACTGATCGCATCAGCCTCCATTGCATTCGGAGTCGGAATCAAACCTGACCAGTTGTAAGGCGTGAGGGAGAGAATGGTAGCCTTCATCGTGTTTTTCAAGATGACGGGGCGTACGTTTATTGGAAGACGTGTGGAGTCAAAACCACCTTTTCTTTTAGCCGTTCCGAACGACGAAGTTTTTGTTCAAGTTTGTTGATTTCACGTAGACTCGCGTCACATGGTTCACACTCGAGCTCTTCGCACACCTCTTGTATCCTCTGCTTCTTGTCTTCGAAACCCCTTCTGCGCGGCATACTATGGTCTGGCAATTTACTTTGCGCCGGCAGCCACGAGGACCATGGTGGACGCGAGCACTAGCCCGATGATCATGTACCAGAAGATGAAGTTGTCGCGCCAATCATCCTCGATCGCACAGTCGCAGCCCTTCTTCTTGAGGTCCGGGATATACGTCAGGATCGATCCCACATTGACAAGTGCAGCCAGGCCGTACACGGTCGCGAAACCCAACAGACCCTTCATGAATAGGGGCTTGTTCAGAGCACTCAGAATCTGCCCCTTGAAGAACGAGCGGGCCGTCAGTTGCATCACCGCGAGTACAATCACGACGATGTTAAAGTATTTGATATAGTCGCGACGCCAATCCTGGCCACATTCACACTTCTTTTCATTCTTCAGGACCCACGAAAGGACGATCGAGCTAAACGCGATGGTGCCGACGGCACTGAGAGACATTTAGTAGAGCGTACGATTTTAGTTACACTCAGCAGAATCGCCAGCGGTGTCCGCACGCGCAGCTGCAAAAGTTGGTCGCCGGCTCATCTGCGCTGCGCGTCTGCATCTGGTAGTAGGTTGTCTTCTTCCCCTTGCACTTGGGGCACGTGAGGATACCCTCATACTCCTCGTCATTCTTGACTGCGTTCAACTGGATCATCATCTCGCGCTCGCGACGCTTGATCATCATCGTGGCGTGCGGCCCATCCGGCCATAACTGATCGGGTCTCATCCCGCCAATGTCTACGGGGTTCACCGTCTTGGTCTTGACAACCGCTTCGACGAGCGCTGGATTCTTGCGCAGGTTGAAGAGGATAGACATGACGCGCTGCTTGTACCGCCAGCGATACTGCGGGTTTTCCCACGAGGCATTCTCCTCGGGGTTGGCTGTGTGTGCGTAGACCCAGTTCTGGATCGAAATCTCGGTGTTCTTCACCTTGGCGCTCGCGGGCGGCAGATCATACACCTCGGCAATCTTGCCCAGGGCATAAGCACGCAGAGGCTCCATAGTGAGACAGGGGTTTGGTGCTTTAAGAGGCGTAACGAGTCTGTCATAGTGTCGCTGACCCGTCTAGACAAAACCTCCTTTTCAGTCACGGTCACGACGACCGTGATGCCACTCACTGCCGCCACGACCGTGCCACTCTGGGCGCTGACCCCAATACGGGCCATGGTGCGCGTAGCCCCACGAGCGCGCCGGACGACGCTGGTCCCGGCCAAAGATGAGCCATGCGATGAGTGCGATGAGTGCAAGTATGACGACGGTCTGGTTCTCCATATAAAAGGCAGAGACATTTATTGAACAAATGGTTGGCACTGCTGATATTGACACTGCCCCTATCGCCGAGTCTGTTGCTGACAACGACGCACCGGATCTTCTGGTGTCCGAGAGTGACGAGTCTGAATCGGTCACGACCGAGGATGTGTTTGACACGATCATGCCGCGTCGCATGCCGGCGATTCACATTCAGGCGCGCCTGGACTTGCCGGCATGGTTCGTCGTCGTGGTATCCTACACGTTCGCCTACGCCCTTGGATCGTTCGCGACGCGCTGCGCTTCATACTAGAATTGGACTTTCGGCATCACGGTCGACGAGGGACTGAGCAACTCGGATTGCGCCGATGACGCTCTGAGCCACGACATTCTCTATAAACAAGTCCTGACCGAATTTCACGGTCCATACACCATTTGACGTTTCGTTTGCCCATGGGTATTGTTCACGGGTGGTCAGTAACGCCTCTATCGCGGCATCGTACGTGCGTGCAATCACGATCGTACCATTCCGGAATTGAAAATATCCATCGCGTGATTTCCGTACGCTTGGTGTTGCGCACCACAGATCACACAGTCTGTTCATCTCGTCTTACGTGTAATACCAAGCGAAGTTTCTAGACTACTTTTTGCGCGCGCGAGTGGTTTAGACCGTCGAAGAACGAGCGAATCTTCCTTTTGATGGCTCACGACCGGTTTCAACGACGAGACTGTTGTGATGACGGGCATGATGTGTGTTTCCCATGGCATCGTGACGATGACGTTCGACGAGCCCTTGCGAAACTGCTCGATCGTGAGCGTTCCGCCAAACATCATCAGTGTCGGACGTTTCGGCGCACACGACGTCGGCACGTACTTGTTGTTGTTGGCGTGCTTGCGCATGAGTGCAATGTTCATTTGAACCTCGCCGGCGCGAGCCCCTGCCGTGTCCATCGCGTAGGTTTTGACGCACTCCCACGAACAGAAATAGCCGGTCGTCGAAAAGTGTTTTCGGCGATCGTCATACCTGTAGGGATAATGGAGGGACGGACCTGGAAAGGGATGACAACACCACCAACAGCAAACGTTCGACATTACTTAAAGTTGTATCTCACTTCTTTAATAGTATGATGCTCCTGTCCATAGATGTCGGCATAAAGAATCTCGCGATGTGCCTTATGGATCCGGGTACCAAGAAGATTCACGAGTGGGAGGTGGCGGGTGTACCGCCCCAGAGCGCCGACGGGCTCTTTCGTGCGCTCAAGAAGCACATAGATGCTCGCGATTGGGTACGTCTTGCACCGGGTACCGTGCTCATCGAGAAGCAGCCGGACAAGAATCGCACGATCAAGTCGGTCGAGCATTTCCTGCACGCCTACTTTTTGTGTCAAGGCAAGGATGTGATCATATGGGACGCCCGCCACAAGATTCCCGACGTGGCTGGCCCCGGTCGGGCCAAATACCTCGAGCGCAAAAAGGCGTCGATCGATCGGTGTCGCGCATTCATCGAGGCGACAAACCCGGATTGGATCCACGACTTTGACAAGCACAAGAAGAAGGATGACTTGGCCGACACGTGCATGCAAGCCCTGAGCTATATCGATCGTCAACCGTCGGCATCCGACGCACCAGTCGCCGAGAAGAAAGCCCGTCCCAGGAAACCGACCGAGAATCAAAAGGCGACCAAGTACAGCAAGGCGAACCTCGCATGGCTGTACGCAAACGGTCAACACAAGAACAAGCGGTTCGAGAAGGACCTCGCACGGTACTACCACACTTTGGATGAACTCGTCACTGAATTTTGTCTCGCTCCACAGTAGATAATGGCCAATCAAAACCAAGATGGTGGAGGGGGTACCGCCGCCCTCGCCGCGATGATCATGATAGCCTTGCTGATCGGCATGTACTTTGCCACGAGGGCTGGCAAGAAGGACAAAGGCGATGACGAAGATGATTCCGGTGCGGCTGGACCGGTCACAGGAGGTGGACTCTCGCAGACTCAGACGCAGTTTATCCCACCGGGTGCGAATGTCGATCTCGACGTGAACACGCCGTATACGAACAATTGGGCTGCAGTGATTGACGCGATCGGTTCGATTTTTTTGGATCAACTGAGACAAGCGTTGGAGGATAAGTTGAACGCTGATGAGGATGCAAAAGCGAAGGCGGCTGACGCAGATGCCCGAGCGAACGCCGACGCTGCGAAGGCTGCTGCTGATGCTGACGCGGCACGAGCTGCTGCTGATGCTGACGCGGCACGAGCTGCAGCCGATAAGGCCCAAGCGGATGCCGCGAAAGCTGCTGCTGACGCCGACGCGGCACGGACTGCTGCCGACAAGGCCCAAGCGGATGCCGCGAGAGCGCAGGCTGAAGCGGAAAAAGCGCGCGCCGAAGGGAAGGCGAACGATGCCGCAAACAAACAAGTTACAGATCTAGACGCTGCTGACAAAGCGCAGGTTGATGCCGATGCCGCGAGAGCTGCA